ATAAACCGATCTTTTCTGAAGTTCGCACACGGATGTTGTTACTTCCGCAATTTGCGCATTTATGATCTACGTTCACTATTTATCACCTTTTGTTATACTTAAACTATTTACCCAATCTAAAAAGGAAACAACATGCTTAATACCGAAGACGAAGTGGCAAACCAATATAGCCACAACACTGCTCACAATAGCCATGCTTCAATTCTGCTTGGATCGCTCTATGAATCATTAGAATTTCGTCGCGAACTTGCTCCAAATGCTTTCTTAGCAATGCTCGCTTCAACTTGCGCAATGCAAGTGTGTCAAAATCCTGCTCATCAGTTAAAAGTAGCAAGTGATCAATTTCATCACCTATTTCCAAGAGTGAACGAAGCTCAACGCTTGTTCGAGCAACTGCTAATGCAGACCCTGCACGAGCTAATGAAGAACCAGCAGTTTGGAACCGCACTTTCTCTACTGAAGACATATCGCGCACTGCCACAGTTTCCGTCATCGGAGATTCAGCTTCTATTGCCTCAGCAAGTAGCGCCCGAATGGCGGCGTCATTTTTTGCCTTATTTATAGCTTCATGCGCCACTTTAATGAGTAGCTCGGGTAACACCGAGCTTTTATCTGTTTCACACATACACACCACCTTTTCTATTTAACTATTTCTAATCACTGCCCAATCCACATCGGGGCGTAAATCTTCGGCTCTTACTTTGCCTTCTGTCGCTTTGATAATGGCGGGGATATATTTCACATCCATTTTTCCACCCTTTAGCCACTGATTTACGGTTGGCTGACTAACGCCGCATTTTTTAGCTAATGCTGATTGCCCGCCAGCTTTTTCTATTGCTTTAACTATAAAAACATTCATAAATAATTTCCTATAACTAAGTTTTAGCTATAGATTATAGGTTTAACTATCCATAGTCAATAGCTAAATGAAAATTTATTTTCTATAGCTTTAGTTATAAAATCAAAATATAGGAGAAATTATGGCAACTTTATCTGAACGCTTAACTTCATTAATGTATGAAAAAGGCATATCCCAAGCGGAATTGGCAAGATTAATCGGTATTAAGCAGCCTTCTGTTTTTAAGATTTTGAGTGGCGAAACTAGAAACCCTAAAAAAATCTTAGAAATTGCAACCGCACTTAATGTGGATCCGCATTGGTTAAAAACAGGTGAAGGCGACCCTGATCCGTCTTATCGCATTGTAGAAGTGAGCGAACCGCAAAACCCAAACACAGTGCGGATTGATATTTTGGACGTGGAAGCAAGTGCCGGAAACGGGGCATATTTAAGCCCAACCGAACAAGGCTTACTTTCACAAGAATTTGATTTAACGTTCTTCCGTCAACAATTCGGACGTGCTGATGCAAAACATTTGAAGTTGATCACAGTGAAAGGGGATAGCATGGCGCCAACCCTTGAAAGCGGTGATTTGCTTTATGTGGATATTTCCGAAAATTACTTTGCCGCCGATGGTCTTTATGTTTTCACCTTTGACGGCCAAACATTCATCAAGCGTTTGCAAAAAGTGGGAAAAGAAATGCTCGTCATTTCCGACAACCCAACCTACAAAGAATGGACGTTCACGCAAGATGATGATGTGTTTATCCACGGCAGGGTAATATTCAGCATGCCAATGAAGTGGCGGAAGTGGTGATTTATTTTAATAAAACAAACCTAAGGAAACCCTAATGAAAAAGTCACTGCTAATTCTAACCGCGCTTTTGTCTATCTCATCTTCAGCTTTTGCTGAGAATTTCCCGCCAACCTATAAGAAAGCGTTGAGTGGGCTAGATATTCTTGAGGCAGAACTGCAAGGAAGTTTTTTATCAGTGACATTTAACCGCGACGAAATCGGCAAACAGATGCTAGAAAGTGTTGTGCATGGTATTTGTTATGAAACCTATTTAGATAAAAAGTTTGCTAAAAAATTAGATCTAAATCGTGTCATGATTATGAATAAGCATTATACGCATAGCTTTAATTTTGAAACAGATGTGAAGCAATACTGCAAAAATGTTGGCAAACTTAATAGCGAAGAAGCAAAAAAACAATACCCATTCGATAGCTATGTTTCGGAGCGTTAGAGATGAAATCACTTTGTTTAATTCTAACCGCACTGTCCCTTGCTTTCTCAACAGCAACCTTTGCCAAAAGCAAAAAAGCGGATGCGGAACAGTTTAGTTGTGCTGATAGTAAATATTGCAAAGAGATGACTTCTTGCGCTGAAGCTAAATTCCATTTAAATGAATGTGGTGAAAGCCGCTTGGACCGTGACCACGATGGCGTGCCTTGTGAGAATGTCTGCCGATGAAGTGGCGTAAGTGGTGATTGATATGCAATCTTTTAGTTATAAGTCAAAATTGATATGGATGCGTCTTGTTAGAAAACGGACAAGACGAAATTCAAGAATTTTATTTAATCGGCGGGAAATTAGAGCGAAACGCTTAAAAATATCACTGATTGAAAAGAAACTTATTCGGCATAATATCCCCTGTATTAAAGCCCCTGAAATTTTAGCTTTATCCCCAGCTGGATTGAGTAAAAAAGAAGCGAAGCATGGCACAGAGCATACTCGCTTTGTGAGATTTAAGAATGAGTTGCAGGCAACAGCAGATCGAGTGTGCAAGTCAGGCAAAAATCAAATGATGATTTCTTTTTTAGAAACTCAATATCTTTATGCTGATGCTTGCGTGTTATTAATTGCGGTGATTGATTCATTAAAAACGCAATACCCTCAACTTCGTTTTTTAGTTCAACGACCAAATAAAAGTTTGCAGAATCACAGACCAACAAGAGACAAATATAATACATTTAATGTTGATGCTGTTTTTTGTCATATTGGGCTTTATAAATTGCTAGGCTATGACTATACGACTAAAGTAAAACATAAATATGTTCAATCGTGGCATTATGTTTGTAGCGATGAAGCAAATGGCGATGTTACCAATCCTATTTTTGATGAATTGGAAAAAATGGAATTGGCAAATTTAAGTGAGCTTTATGGCGGCGTAATAGAAGGCATTTCAAATGCTGTTGAGCATGCTTACAATAAAGACATCAAAACCGAACGAAACTTTGTGCTAAAACGATGGTGGATGTTGATTGCCGAAATTAATGACGAACTTATGCTTTATGTTTGCGATTTAGGGCATGGCATTCCTAACACATTAAGATTTAACAAAGACCCTTCGTTATTACAAGCTGTTTTTGATAAAGTGAAGGGGTTAGCAAGCACGGATTGTCGTGACATAAAAGCGGCAACACTTTTAAAAGCAACTAAAACAAATTTGGCTTATCGTGGGAAAGGTGGACAAGATATTAAAACATTTATTGATAAAACGCCTTATAGTCGGATGAGTATCTATTCCAATCGTGGTTTATATCGTTATAATAATAATGTGAAGAGAGTTAAAGAAATGCTTTTAGAGAATAAACTCTCAATTGATGGAACTTTGCTGCATTGGGCAATACCATTCAAAAAGAAGGATAAACTATGACTATTTTATATGTAAAAGATTTTAGTACAACACCTGGCGCGCGTTATCGTCATTTAGGGAAAGCGAGCGGCGAAGAATTTAGAGATGACGTGCTTGTGCCTGAATTTGAAAAAAACAAGAATCTTATTGTTAATTTAGATGGTGTGCGTGGTTACGGCTCATCATTCCTTGATGAAGCCTTTGCGGGGCTTGTGAGATTAAATAAATTTAGTGAAGATGAAATAAAAACGCTCGTTTCTAATATTCAATCAACGAATCAATCATGGATAACAGAACTTACTGGGTATGTAAATGATGCACTCAGTGCTGAGGGTAGTGAGGGTAAATAGTGGAAGGCTTTCCTTTCTTTGAATCAATTGTTGTTCCTGTTATTGTTTCACTTTTAACAAGCTTAATAACTTGGTTTTTCGCTGTTCGGAAAAGTCACAATGAATATCGAAACAGTCTTATTGATGGAATTAATGATAAATTAGATAAGATTTACAAAAATGCCGTTGAAATATCAAACGATTCTTATTCTGATGTAAATTATCATTATATGGTTTATGAGGTTGATGACTTAGAAGCAAGCTTGTTTAAGATAGAAAAAGATCTTGCAAAATTTAATTTTCTTTTACTTAAGCGAATTTTAACGGACCATATTTTCCATTCCACTGATAAAAAAAAGGTTTTAACCCAACTATCTTCTGGTTTTCAGAATGTGAAAAAAAAATTAAATAAACGTTTTTTATAGCTTGCTTGTGCAAGCTATTTTTTTACTTTCTTCACGGCCACTTCTTCATCTTCCACTTTCAATTCGCATTCAATTTGACTTGTAAAGCCGCTATCTGAAAGATTGTGTGTTACTCTTGTAATTAGCCAATTTGTGGCATCAATTTCTGCTTTAAAGCCTGAAAGTTCGATCGGCGTTTCTGGCATTAAATCAGGTTCACCAAAGGCGAGATTAAGGCTAAATGTTGCCACGCCGCGCTTAAGCTTATCAAAGGCTGATTTGGCAGCAGTAATGGCTGTTTTTTCGCTTGCGTAGGTGTGTCGCAGTGATTTTATTTGAGAACTGTCACTTGTAATGGGTTCTTGTTGCTCAATTTCGTTGTATTTGCGTTTGCTTAATCCTTTCACGGTGCCGTTTTTCAGCGTTCTGCCTTTCGTCATTCGCTGTTTTTTCACAATCTTGGTGTTTTCATCCACCGTGATTTCGCCCCGCTTGCCGCTGTCCGTATCGTGCCAATATGCGCGCACGGCTTTGTAGTTTTCACTTTCAGCGATGGAAAAATTGTAGTTGTCGCCATTCTTGCGGGTGATTTTACGCAGTGGAATATCTTTTCCTGTGGCGGTTTTTGCTTTGCCTAATGGCATAAAGAGCAACGTGCCATTTTTCACCGTACACATTGCCCCGTGTTCTTCTGCAAGTCGTGTCAGCAAATTGATGTCGCTTTCGTTGGTTTGGTCGATGTGGTCGATTAATCGGTTAGCAAGCTCTTTTGCCACTTGGCTTTTGAGTTTGTTCCCTTGTGCAATTTCATTGACGATTTCGCCCAATTTCTTCTTATGGAATGACCGCTCTTTTTGTTCGGTGAACGTACCTTTTAAATCTGCCGCTCTTGCCCGAATGGTGAGCTTATCAGCAGACGATGCCCCGCCCGAAAACTGCACTTCATCGACTGAATATTGCCCCTTGTCAATCAGCGGTGCGCCTTTCCAACCTAGTGCAAGGCTGATTGTGGCATTGCGTGGCGGTAAAGCCAGTTTGCCGTCATGGTCGGATAATTCTAAGTCGAGCGTGTCCGCTTCTAAGCCGCGATTGTCGGTTAAAGACAAATTAATCAATCGGCTTGATACCACTTGCGTGATGTCTTGCTGTTTGTTGTCTTTCGTGGTGATCACCACTTTAAAAGCGGGTGTGCGG